TAACGGTGAGTACGAAGGGGTTATACGACTTTGGTATGACCGTCAGTCACAACAATTTGTCGAGGTTATTGATGGTGCTCCAATCAAATTCAACGCCGATTTTTGAGGTCACGTTACCGTGGCCACCAACCATAAACACTTATTGGCGGCATAAGGTGATCGGAAGGCTAGCTACCGTGTACATCAGCGCCGAGGGCAAGGCTTACCGCCAGGCGGTGAACGACCTAGTAATGGAAGCCGCGATGGTGCAGCGCTATCTCAAGGCTGCTGGCCCTGTCCGAGTAGTGATCGAGGCCTTCCCGCCCGACCGCAGGAAAAGAGACTTGGACAACATCCTGAAGTCGTTGCTCGATGCGCTGACGCACGCTGGCGTTTGGGAAGACGACAGTCAGATTGAAGATTTGAGGATTTACCGATCAACAATAGCCGGTATGGTGAAAGTGAGGATTTATGAGCAAGCAGCATGACCCAAATGACGCCGTTGACTACATCATCAAGCACGCCGCGCAGTTTGCGGATGCTAAAGCTCAAAGGGTTTATTTGGAGGAGTTCCGCAAAAGCAAGAAAGCAATGCTGATGCGAGATAGTTTGGAGACGGCGCTCGGCGCACAGGAGCGGGAGGCCTATGCTCACCCTGAATATCTTGAGCTGCTTGTGGGCATCAAGGAAGCGGTAAGGATTGAGGAGAAGTTGAGATGGGACTTGATCGCAGCGCAAGCAAGGATTGAGATCTATCGGACGCAGCAGGCTAATCTCAGGGCTGAAGGCAAGGCGACGATATGACCAAGGACGAGAAGAAACATCTCGATAAGCTTTCGGCTATTGGCTGTGTGCTTTGCCACTTGCAGGGCACGCCTGGCACGCCGGCAGAGATTCACCATCCGCGCAAGGGAACGGGAATGGGGCAGCGGGCAAGTCACTACGATGCAATACCGCTGTGCCCAGCCCATCACCGAGGAGACATCGGCATCCACGGCATGGGTGTAAAAGCGTTTGTCCAGCATTACGACATTGATGAAGCGGGTCTGCTGCACATCACACGCCGTTTGGTAGCGCATAACGACCACTTGTCGGTTGGATGGCGAAAGTCAACACAAGTGGACTAAAAGCGTGTAGGATTTGTCCTGTAGTACTTAACAACGTAAGGAGTAAACAAAATGGCTGTAATCATTCACGACGAGAGAGCTTACTACGCAGGCGCACGTCGCAACATCATTGCGAACGCGCAAAAAACTTTTGCCAAGACGCACGAGGATTACGAGGCGGTCCTGGCCTTCATCGCCAATGGCCGCATCTTCGACGGCGGAAGCTTTGTCAGCTACGAGGATAACTTTGTTGGTTCGCTCGCTAAGGCCTATGACAACTTTGGCAAGCTTTCCGAAAAGCAGGTTGCTGCAGTTCGCAATAGCATTGCAGAGCGTGCCAAGCGCCGAGCCGAGTGGGCTGATAAGCAGGCCGCGCTCAACGCAACCCGCACACACATTGGTACGGTTGGCGAGAAAATTACGCTGACGCTCAATGTCAAAAAGATCATCCGCTTGGATGGCCAGTACGGCATCACCCTGTTGTGCATTTGTGAGGATGCTGATGGCAACGTAGTCATCTACAAGGGTTACTGCGAGGCATTCGATCTTGACCTCCCAAGCGGCGAAACCAAAACCATCACGGTCAAGGCCACGGTATCCGAGCACGGCGTGCGTGACGGCGTCAAACAAACGGTAATCAAGCGTCCCAAAGCAGTTTAATTAACAGGGGCTACGGCCCCATCACAGGAGAAAACAAATGGAACATAGTATTGAAGCAGAAAGTTATGACCGCATCGCGCTCAGCGAGCACGAGGGCGGTTTGTGGATGACTATTTGGAAGGTTGGCGCTCACGCCAGCGTCCATCTCAACCAAGAGCAGCTTCGTGAGTTGCATAAGGCAATCGGCGAATACATGGGGGACTCAAAATGAACTATGACTTTTACCTAGACCGAGAGCTTGCTCGGTACAACGACGATTGCGAGCGTGACGAGTCGGAGGAGCAGGAGTTTGACCCCGAGCCTCCTCCTGAGATAGATTACGATTGGTAGTCTCCTGTCAGGCACTAGCCTGTTTGCCCCGGCGCGATGCCGGGGTTTCTTTTTGTGCAAAGTTGTAGTAAAATCAATCAGTTAAGCGAGAGATCGTTTCCGCGCCGCGACAAAAGCTTGCAGGCCGCGCAACAAAACCTTAGTATCGCCGGATCATATGTCACTGAGAGATTGTGATGAACGCCGCAAAACCCGCGCCGCGCAAAACAGGCCGGCCAAGCAAGTACACCGAAGAGTTAGCCAACGAGATCCTTACAAGAATCGCTAATGGCGAATCTATGGTGAAGATACTGAAAGGTCCAGGGATGCCAACGCAGACCTGTGTGTATGAGTGGTTGCAGAAAATGCCCTCGTTTGCTGAGAAATACACCCGCGCCCGCGAAGATCAAGCGGACACGTTGGCCGATGAGATTCAAGCGATTGCTGACGAGACGCCTGAGTTAAACCCGGTGTATGACAAGAATGGCGAACTGATCAAGATCGAGATGCACAACGCCTATATCCAATGGCAACGCAACCGGATTGACGCTCGCAAATGGATTGCAAGCAAGCTGAAGCCAAAGAAGTATTCTGACCGCCTCATGCATGCCGGTGATGCTGACAGCCCGCTGCAGGTCAAGGCTGATGTATCCATCTTCGACGCCATGCTGCAGAACCTTGAAGCGAAACGCCAACTTGGGGACCAGTGACCTCGAAGCGCTGCTCAAGGACCCGCAAGTCCGAGCAGAGTACACCAGGCTACCTGCAGACCAGGCCGCTGCTTGGGGCTGGAGGATGCTGTGGCTGACCAAAGCGCTCGATCACCAGATCCTACCTCATGGCGATGATTGGTCGATCTGGCTGATGTTAGCAGGCCGCGGCGCCGGCAAGACCCGCACGGCTGCCGAGCAGATCGCCTGGTGGGCATGGACCCACAAAGCCACCAGATGGCTGGTAGCAGCCCCGACAAGCAGTGACGTGAGGGGTACTTGCTTTGAGGGTGATTCAGGCCTTCTGAACGTGATTCCGCCCGTTTTGGTGGCAGATTACAACAAGGCATTGCACGAACTCAGGCTAACTAACGGCAGCTTAATCAAGGGTATACCGGCCTCGGAGCCGGAGCGTTTCAGGGGTCCACAATTTCATGGTGGCTGGCTCGATGAGTTGGCAGCTTGGGAGTACATTCAAGATAGCTGGGACCAGATCCAGTTCGGCATGCGCCTGAAGCTGCAGACGATGAAGACGCGGATCATTGTCACCACGACGCCGAAACCTAGAGACTTGATCATCGACCTGATTGGCCGCGAGGGCGACGATGTTGTGCTGACCACTGCAAGCACCTACGCCAACATCAACAACCTCAGCGAGAACTTCAAGCGGCAGATCCTAAGTTACGAAGGCACGAATTTAGGCCGGCAGGAGATTCATGCCGAGATCATCGATCCCGAAGAGGGCGGCATTGTCCACCGCGAGTGGTTCAAGTTGTGGCCCGCGGACAAGCCTTTGCCGAAGCTTGAGTACGTCATCCAATCGTATGACTGCGCGTACACCGAGAAGACCATCAACGATCCGACCGCGTCAATCACGTTTGGTGTCTTCAAACCCAACGACGGTGGCATGTGTGTGCTGATCATCGACGCATGGCAGGACCGGCTGCAGTACCCTGACCTCAAACCTAAGGTCATCGATGAGTTTGAGATTGTGTTTGGCGAGGGCAAGGAGGCCAAGCGTGTTGACTTGGTGCTGGTCGAGGACAAGGCCGCGGGCATCGTGCTAATCCAAGACTTGCAGCGTGCGCACATTCCGGTTCGGTCTTATAACCCTGGCCGCGCAGACAAGATCCAACGCCTGTCGATTGTCGCCAACATCGTCAAGGCCGGCAGAGTCTGGGTTCCCGAGTCTAGTACCCGACAAGGCTTTGTACGCGACTGGGCTGAGGGCATGGTTACGCAGATCTGCTCATTCCCATCAACGACGCACGATGACTTCGTAGACGCGTTCAGCCAGGCCATGAGATATCTGCGAGACGCCGGTTGGTTAAGCATTGACCCGCCGCCACCGGACGATTACGACCCTGATGATCTGATTGATGCTGGGGTCGTCAAAGAGAATCCCTATGCTGTCTAAATTCACCCCTTTGGGGTATCTCCTCGAAAAGACCCCCCTACCCCACAGGGTGGGAGCGAGTCGGTTCTCCTCGGGTGCCGAGCACCATCTGCATGTCAATTGCTTGACCCCTCGGCTTGCAGATTCGACCAGCCGCTGGATTCTTACGGATTTGCACCGGGCCGCAAACATCGCGCCTTACCAGTACCCTTTTCTTGTCAGCAGCCAGGTAGCTCATTACTCACGCGGACAGTACGGTCAGCACCAAAAGCAAAACCCCAGAAGACTTAGGTGGGGCATGGCCCGTTGGCATGGGCAATCACGCAGTCTGAGCGAAAAAGACTTTGTGACCACACACACCCCACCTAAAACCTCTGGGGTTTCTTCGCTCTTTACTGCCGGTTGCCAAGCCGACGCGAAGATAATAACGCCTACGAATAGACTTTGCAACCCCCTATGGGTATCATCCCAAAAACTGCAGGGATTAGCATGAAAGTCCGAATCTCCAAAAACCCAGATGTCATGCGTCTTGAATTGATGAAGGGCGGTGCAGTCCGCATGCAAGACGGTGGCGACCCTGCAGAGCAAATGTTTAGCTTTAATCCCATGGCAGCGCAGGCCATGCGTCAAGAGCGCATGCGCAGGGAAGCTGAAGAGGCCAAGCGTTACAAAAGTGTAATGGGCACAACGCCGCAGGACTTCGTCAGGCGCGTAGAGCCGCCGCCAGCAGAGATGTCAGCGCTGCCACTATCGAAGACGCCGACTACGCTTGACCGCCTGGCTCGCTCAAGTCTTGAGGCTCTCGGCATGCCTAAACCCAGAGCGCAAAGCGTTGCGAGTAATGTGAAGAGTGCCATTGAGATGCTGGTGCCTGACCCCGAGCGCATTTACCGCGAGATGTCTGAGGCGGCAGAAGAGCGCGACCCCGTAAAGTTTGGCCTGGCTAATCTTGAGGCTGGCTTGGGTTACATGCCCTTTGCTAAGCCTGCTATTGGTGCCGCAAAGGCGATCGGCACAGCCGCACTGGATGCCGGCAAAGTAGCGGGCAGGGAGATGCTGCGCCCCATCGACCAGGCCATGTTTGGTGAAGGCCCGCTTGCGGGAGCATTTAGCCTAGCTGCACCATTACAGGCGGCTTTTAAGATGCAAGCGCCCGTCTCGCCGCTTGGTTTCTACAATCCTGTCGAGCAGGCAGCGCTTAATGTCCAGCGCAAACAGGGACCAGGTCAGGCGTTCTTAAATGAAATTCAGCGCGGTGAAAATGTCAACAAGGAGTTCCTGCAGTCATCTGGCCTTGCCGAGCGCCTAGCGGCCATGCCTAACGTCACACGCGAGGAAGTGCAGGCGATGACTAAGGGCACAGTGCCCGAGGTCCAGCAAGTTGTGCTATCTGAAAATGTCGTTCCCACTTACGCAAAGCAGTTCACGGATATACATCACCCTGGTTTTGATCCAGAAAATGCCGCGCATCGAGCAGAGGCAATAAGACTTGCTGAGGCAAGTTATGACATGAACATGCGACGCGATAACCTTGATGGCGCAGAGTTTGCAGCGGCTGCACTTGATGATTTACAGGCTTTGAATCAAAGGTATAAAGCCGGATCTTCAGAGGCTCAAGCGCTTGCCAAATATGGTGATTACACTATTCCTGGTGGCGAGAACTATCGGGAAATCTTGCTTCGTCTGCCCACTGAGACGGCAGATGAATACGCTCAAAAGATGTACAAAAAATACAATGGTCCGTGGATTATGAAGGCGACTGAAGAGGAGCTAGACAAGTACGGTTCACTTAGAGATAAAGGTCCAAAGATCTTCAAATCAAGGCACTGGGATCAACCCAACGTCATATCTCATATCCGCATGAATGATCGCACTGACGCTGAAGGCAAGAAGGTGTTATTCATCGAGGAGCTACAGTCTGATTGGGGGCAAGAGGGAAGAAAGAAGGGGTTTGGCCCAAGGGAAATGCAATATCAAGTCGCAAACCAAAACGGAATAGTTTTAGAGAGGTTTAGTGATAGGCAACAGGCAAAAGATTTTATTCAAACATTAAGCGCTTCGTACCCAAATAGTTCTTTTTCAATTAACGAAATACCTACCGGGGAAAGCGTCCCATCAGCCCCCTTCGTACAAAACACCAAGGACTGGGTGGACCTCTCACTCAAGAACATTCTGAAGCGTGCGGTTGATGAAGGTTATGACCGCGTAGCATTTATCAATGGCAAGCAATCCGCGGATCGTTACCAGCTAACAAAGTACCTTGATAAGCTTGAGTTCATACGCACTAGTGGCGGGATTGCTCCAGGTCCTAATGAGCTTGGAAATGGAATGCTAATTGGCTATGACAAGAGTGGACATCGGATTATTGAGGAATCAATCAATGACCCGGCAAAACAGTTGCCTGACTACATCGGCAAAGAGGCCGCGCAAAAGATGCTTGAGCAGAAGCCGCAACAGGGACGATTTGGCGGCATGGGTGCGTCAGTTCGCACTTTGCAGGGCCAAGGCCTTGAGGTTGGCGGCACGGGCATGAAGAAGTTCTACGACGAGATTGTGCCCGAGCGTGTACGCAAGCTTGTCGGCAAGAACAGCCTGCGCGAGATTCAGTTCGAGGACAAGACCGCCAAACTACGCGAAGAGCTTGCCAACGCAACCCCTGGTAGTTCTCGCTACCTTTACCTGACCGACAAGATTGGCCAGCTTGAGCGCGAAGCCGAGCGTTATGGTGCTGTTGGTAACCAGCTAGGCTTTGACATCACGCCTGAAATCCGTGAGAAGTTCAGCCAACCCATCCCCTACAAAAAAGGTGGTGCCGTGAACCGAGTACATATATCCAACAATTTAGACACCATGCGTCTTGAATTGGCTATGGGAGGTCCTATCCGCATGTCTGCTGCCGGCGATGTTGCTGGAGCGGTTGCCAGGCAGATTAGCCAAAAGGCCGCGGAAAAGGCTGCAACGAGCGCTGTCGCTCGAGCAACACCTGACGCACTGAAGACTGCCAAGCAACTTGAGCGCGAAGGTCGCAAGATCGACTTAACTGGAGCGCTGAAGCCGCTTGAGCCTGTCTACCGCGGTGAGACCAGCAAGGAATTATTACGGGCGCAAAAGGCAAGGCTAACTGACCAAGAAAAAGAAACGCTCGAGGGCTTTCGCCAGACATACCCTGACTTCTCTGATGCGGTTAAGTTTATGACGCCGCAAGAAGTCAGCAAGATCATCCGCAACCCTGAAGGCGTAGCCGAGATGAATCGGCTGCTGCAGGTCATTCCCTCGTCGCGTGAGCTAGCTGCTGTGGCCAAGGCCGGCGCTCCCAAGCAAGGCTGGTACCGGGCAAGTACGCAAGCGCTGATCGACGTGTTTGGCGTGCAGGATGCGCCAAGGTTTGCGTCGTTACTGGCTGCGATGTCACCGCAAACCAGTGTGGAGTCCAACCTTATTAACGCGTTGAACACTTGGAAGAATTGGACCGCTGCAGGTAGGCCTACTGATCCCAGGCAAATCAAGGCAATTTTGGGCGCGTCTGTGCAGGGTACAGGCACTGAAGCATCGGTGCTTGATGCGTGGACCAACAACAGTATTCGCGCCTTGCGTGCGCAAGATCCGACCAAGGTAACGCTATCAGGCCCAAAGGTTGACTCGTTTTACCGCAACCTGGCTGACGACGTTTACCGGGTAACCAATGACGCCTGGATGGCATCAGGCCTTGGCGTTCATCAGAACATGTTTAGCGGCTCGCCCACCGAATTGCAATTGCTGCGCGGTGATCCTGGCTTGTCGCCTGGCTATCTGGCATCAAGCGCTCGCATTCGCGAGGCTGGCCAGTCTGCCAACATGCTGCCGTCAGAGGCGCAAGAGACGCTTTGGTCCTTCTACATGCCGCTCTATGAAATGCAAAAGTCCACGGGTACACCAGCCCGCGAGATTCTGCAGCGCGGCTTGCTTACGCCTGAATCCATCCGCGGCACGCCAGACTTCTCAACCTTGCTGACGCAGGGACAGTACGGCGACGTGTTGCGCAATGCAGGCTATGAGCAACAGTTGTCGGCCATGAAGCCATACCAGTGGCCAGAGGGTATGCCAAGCCTATCGCTTGCAGAGCAGCGTGAGATAGAGCGCTCGGCGCAAAGACTGGAAAGGTTGAAAGACCTGCGCGAAAAGGAGAGTCGGGCCAAGGTGTTCCTAATGCCTGAAGGCAAACCCGAGCGCGGTTTTGCTTCAGCGCAGATTGAGTATGTGCCGGGCGAAGGCACGGGCATCTTGCCTGACATGATCAATGCGCCGATGGGTACGCGCCAGCACTTTTCAAGCCGCATGGCCGGAGCCTTCAAAAACCCGCAGGAGCGCGATATTCTGCAGATGGCACTTGGGCTTGAGCCAGTCATGACGCGGCCTATGACGGGGTCATTTAGGCCTTCAGGAACAATTGGATTCCAGGGCAACGTAAGGGAAGAGGCTCGCGAAGTGCCCAAGGCCTGGGAAATCAATCCAGGTTACTCGTCACGCGTAGAAGTGCCGCTTACCAAAGCAGGCGATATACCGCAAAGTTATAAGGACCGCTTAGCAGCCGCTGAAGCTTTGCGCGGTTACATGACCGGGCAGCGTGGCTCGACTTATAACCTGCAAGTGCCTGACAGAAAAGGGTCTGGCATGATGATCCCGCTTGAGAAAAAGGCTGACCCAGAGGCCATGAGGCTTGCTTCATCGATGACAGATGAAGATGTATTCCTAGCTGATACGGGCCAAGGGACGGCTGTTATTCTGAATCCTTACAAAGAAGGAAATCAACCGCTTGGCGGGT